CTTTAGTGTCCATTCTTCAACGATATCTCCGACAGGTCCTAACATATTAAAAGTAACGTCTTTCTTGTAAAAATCTGCATATCCATCTCTACCTGTAACAGACTCATGCCCTAAACGAACCCATTCCATAACTGCTTGAGCTCCACTTGGAACGATTGGGTCATACAATGTGATATCAACTGGCTGCCAAGTAGCTTTACCTTTTAAATGTCTTTTGACATTGATATGGTCTAAAACCATTTCTTCAAACTGTATCTGTGGTCTTGCAGCCGCTTTTACTAAGTATGATGGAATACCCTCAATGTACATAATAAACCGATTTTTTGTTTTCGGTTCAAACGGGGTAAAAAATATTTCGTTGGTATCTAAAATGTCAGGCATTATTTGTCTCCGTTAAAAGCAATTTTTATCTTCGTATATAAATATCACAAAATGAAAAAATTGATAATATCATTATTAAGTACTTTTTATTAGTTTTATAGTAGTTTTATAGTAAAAGAAAAACCCCAACCGAAGTCGGGGTTTTCTATATACGTCAGCGATTGATATAAGTTAATTACTCAGGGAACGATGCGCCTGTAGGTTGAACAACAAAATCCAATACAATGAACTCAGCGGTTCTTGTAGGTTGGATAAATATTTGTCCTACCAATCTGTTTCTATCCACAACATCTGGAGTATTGTTAGTATCATCCATAACAACTCTAAATGCACTTAGACCACTATTAGCCTGTACACTTTCAAGATAAGGATTAACAATATTCAAGAATCTGTTTCTTGTTGATACTGTATTCTGTTCGAATACTAAGAACCTTGAAGATGATGCGATGAACTTCTTCAATGCTATCAACAATCTACGTACGTTGATTCTATCTAATGCTGATGGTTTGGATTGAAGTGTCTTTTGTCCGAAGACTACGACACCCTGACCTGGAAATGAAGCGATTGGATTAACTCTCTCTTCATATAAGTCATCTCTTTCAGCGTGAGTCAATCTTGTTTTAGCTTCTAACACAGTAGTTAAACCACCACGATTTAAACCTGCTGGTGCAAACCACTCATGTGCTACCCTATCAGTAAATGCTATTACGCCTGGTAATACAACTGATGGTGGAACCCAAACTGGTCTATTGGTATCAGAATCCAATATCTTTACCCACGGATAATATGTTGCCGCATAGTTTGTGTCTAATGCTGATACAGTATTTGTTACTGTAGCTATTGTATCAGACCATGCTGATGCATCCATTACGTAGAATGCGTCTGCTCTAGCTTCAACTTTTAATATTGCGTGGTTAGTTACTTTTGGATGTAATCTGTGTATGATACCTGGAATTGCTAACATATTGATATCGAATTCATCAGGATTACTTACTGAGTTTATTGCTCTTTTGTAAGCTATCGAACCACTTGTAGTTGCGGTTGAACAATCGAATCCTTGTGTGTTAGTTGCCGATATATCATTACCTGTTAGTTTTGGATTACCTGGATTATCTCCATCAAATCCCCATTGGAAAGGTACAGTAAACTTCCTCTGCTGTATCGCTGAAAGTGAAAGTGTCACTTTTTCTGATGCGTCTGAGAAAGTTGTTCCTAACGTACTTGCGTCTGCGTGTCCTGCCATGTTTTCAAGAGACATAGTTACGTTACCTGTTGTTGCGCCTGTCTTAGGAATTGGTGATAGATATTCAGAGTTATCAGGTCTCTTATCCATATCAAAATCGAATCCATAGAATATATTAGAATCGAAATCACCATTTGTATTCTGCTGTGTATGAACAAAAGAAGCACTTGGTGCGCCTGATACTGGAATATAAACTGCTGAGTGTCCCATAGGAACAACCGTCTTAGGCATATTCTCTAAGTTTTTGTAATCACCAACTCTGATATGTTTACTAAGATTCGGATAGTCACCTTTATATGTTAACTTACCATTTGAATCTATTTCAACAAATCTGTCACCAATCATTTTAGCAAAGTAATTTGCTGAATCTGGATCGAATGATAATGCATCGAATTGTTCTACAATCTGATTATCTTTCGTTTTATTTGGTGCGTGATGTCTAACTTGTAGAGAGAATGTACCATAATCACTACCTGGCACAGAAGAAGCTGCTTTTATATTCAAGACATTAACTTTGTATTCTGAGCTCATATCTGTTCCATGTGAACGTGTATAAACTCTGAACAAGTTGTATCTTGCACCAGCGACTAATTGTGATTGTAGATATGGTGTTCTTGCTACACTAAAATCTTTGTTACCTGTCCATGTGTCGGCGTTACCATCAGCGTCAAATGTAGTTACACCTGAATTTAAGTCAAGTGTAGCCGTTGATGCTGTGACAACATTCCAAGCACCTGAGCCAGTTGAATGTTGTATTCCTTTAAAGTTTTTGTAAAGGTATACTGGAACCGTAGTTCCTGCTCCGTCGTCTGCAATCTGAGGGTCTCGACTGAATACATCTCCAACATAATTAGCACTTCCAGAACTGAAAGATATTGTCTTTGTGTAGGTTGTTATATCACTACCACTTACAGTCAATGTGTAACTTGTAAAGTTACCACTACCTGTAGATGGTGTTAAATCAGCTGTTCCGTTTCCACCACCACGTGATGGTGCGAATACTGCTAATGTATGGTCCTTAGTTGAACCAGTAATTCTACTTGACAATGTGATTATATCAGGTTTGTACCCTCCGAGTCCTAAGACTCTAACGACTGTTACCGTTCCAGCGGAACGTAAGTATTGTTGTACCGTGTATGGCGTATAAAAACGCTTATCGAGACCACCGAACATTTCTTCAAATTCTTGGTAATTGTTTACCATCGTAGGTGTGAATGCAGGACCTTTACTTGTAGGTCCAATAATCGCAGCTCCTATGTCTGCTACACCTTGTGGAAGAAATGATAAGTCTTTCTCTTGCGTAAATACACCAGGACTTACGATTCTTTCAGCCATTGAGTTTCTCCTAAATGATTATTGAAATAAAGAAAAATTATTTATATATAAGTATAAATAAAAATCCCCAAATACAACAATAGGGGGATTTTTCTTAGGTTTTTAAAGTTTTTTTTAACTATTTGGTGTAAATACACCAGTTTCAGGATCTAAATTACCAGCTCCGTATTTTTCGTTGAGTTCTTTACCAACCTCAACTTCTTTTGATTGGTTGTTTTTATACTTCTCAGCGAACTCTTCTTCAGTCTTTGCTAGTCCATCTATTTGTTGTTGTAGATTAATTTTCTGAATAGCGATACTTCCGAAAGCTTGTTGGATGTCAAGATACTCTTGTTGAATATCTTTTAGAGATTGTAACTCTTCCTCTGTAAATTTTATTTCTTTGTCTGCCATAACATTTCCTTAATTTAATTGTATATAAGTATCAATTTACTTATTCAAACAATCACAATTTTTTTCAATATCTTCTACCCTATCAGTTAATTCTTTGATAGCTTCAATCAAGACTGGTACCAACTTTTCATATCTTACTGCTTTATATCCTGATGCGTTAGTTCTAACCACCTCTGGTACTATGGCTTCAACTTCTTGTGCCACAACACCTATGTCATGCCCATCATACTCAGATTTGTCATTCCAATCGAATTCATATCCATTCATTCCAGCAATCTTATCTAATGAACCTTGTATCACTTTTAAGTTATCTTTTAATTCTCTATCTGAAGAACTAAATGCGACAATATCACCACTAGCATGAACTGATGAACCTGTGATTATACCATCCGTGATTATCGAACCAAATGAACCAGTTGAACTTGATGAACCACTTATTGTGTTTACATTTATGTTTGCTATATGTGCTCCATCATCCGTTATGTTTACATCACCACCATTAACATCGATATTTAAATCAGTTTCCACATCAAGTGTTAGTACACGACTTGAAGCGATTGTTAAATCATTTCCATCACCCTC